TTCGTCTTCTACTACCTTTTCAAAAAACGTAAACGCATCCCAAGAAGATTTAACGTCAATCAGTACATCCGTGTTTACATCAGGCACGCCCGTTATATATTCGTTTGTTATTCGTTCTTCATTCTTGTAAATAAAGCCTACGTTTAGAACTTCGCCTACTAACTTAATGGCTTCGTCTTCTACTTCAATTCCTTTATCCGTGTATCTACTCCAAAACTCTTTGTGTATTCCGTATTTTTCTTGTATTGCTAATTCTAAAATGTAGCTTTTAGTAGTTAACGAAAGACGTTCCCCCTTTGTGCGGGGGTTCGTCATTATTTTACCGATTTGTGAACAACGTATTTTCATAACAATAAGGCTTTTTCTTGTGCTTCACTTAATTGAAATTTCTCTTTTAACTTTTCGATAGTAATTTTACCTTCGTTAATTGCTTTTAAAGCATCGGTAAATCTTTTGTTATCCAACGTTTCTTTTTTAGGCTTTTCTTGTTCGCCTGAAGCATCCGTGTCTTTGTCGGTTACTAATCCTAAAATTGAACTCAAACAATACCTACGAAAATACGTAACGCCCGAACCGAAACTTTGAAAATCATTCATTCCTTTTAGTTGTACATACGGAATCATGCAATTACTTTCTATTTGTTCACCGCTTTCTACATGAAATAATACAGTAGCTAAATAGTTAACGCCTTCTTTAGTGTTTATTAATTGCGTGAATCCTAATCCGTGTTTTTGTAGTAACGGGTTTATTTCGCTAAATATTTTAGGAAGATCACTATATGAGTACCCGTACCCTTGTGTCGCTTTGTGAATTACTTTCACTTCTTGCTGGAACGCTGCCAGACTTTTTAATAAATGTTTCATATAACTTTGTTTAATTTTCTACAAATATAATATTAATTTTTAATATAACAATAGCTTTTAAAAAAAACTACAAAAATTTCTTTAAACCTTGCACCGCATTCTCAATTGAGTTTGCACGTTCCTGAAGGCTTGTTATTTGTTCAAGTATAGTTTGCTTACAATCACTTGTAAAATACCCGTGTGACGTCGCTATTAAAGGAATTAAGCCATTTGAACGAATGTAATTAACCATTTTGCGTAAACGCGGACCAGTCATTTTAATTTTGTATCCGTTGTATTGTAAATACTGATTCATTCGTGTTACTATTAATTCGCTTTTTATCGGATTGTTTTTCTTGTACTGCCTAAATCCGTGAATTACTATATTTAGTATTTCCATTTCTTCAGCTGTTAATTCGCTGGTGTGTTCTTCAAATCCCGTAATCATTTGTAAATGTTTTTAATGTTATTCTTTTCAGCATATCGAATTACAAAGTCTTGCGCATCTTCCAATCTTTGACTTGAATAAAGATACTGCCTATTTCTACGAACGTAAAAATAATTGTAAACGTAACCGTACTTGTTTTTTACCTTAGTTGGGTAAATCCATTTTACTTTAATTTCCATACTTATTTGTTTTGTTTTACCAAAAGTAATATAAATTATTAATATAGCAACTATATATCAAAATTCTTTATCTTTTTTTTGTAGGTGTTAATTATTTGCTTTAATTCGTCTATTGTAAACTTCCGTGTTTTATTAGCCTCCAGCTCTAAAAGTGTTAATTGTTCAATTCCTATCTTGTTAATTAACCTATTTCTATATTCGATTAAATTACCGCTTAAATATTGATTGCAATTAATACAAGATGAATGTACGTTAAATTCATTAAAACGAACGTTCCAATGGTTATTAGCGTTGAAGTAATGCGAAGCGTTCACACGACCTGTAATTGGCTTGTCGCAACTTATACAAGGCAATCCTTTATCTCGTAGGTTAATATATTTGTTAAATACTTGCTGCGCCAATTTTATGTAGTCCTGAATAGTCATTAAGTCTAATTTTAACTTCGCTTTTTTCTTTTGCCAGTTCTTTTGTTTTACATCGTTTATCCATTCAGCTACGCAGTTAGGGTCAAAGCAATTTTTTTGCAAAAACACGGACGGTTCGAAAGGTTGTTTACAATACTTACATTTTCTTGGCTTCATATTTCACCGCTTATTAACATTTCTAAATGCTTATTCAAACTCTTATTTTCTTGTTTTAGCATTATGTTTTCAAGTTCTAATTCGTGGTTTCGTCTATTCGTAGCCATTAACATTTTATCTACGTGGTTTAAATATTGCACCGCTTCGCCTACTTCGGTTAGGCTTTTTTCCATTGAAGAAATAAGGTCTTTTCGGTGTTCGTGTTTTTCTTTGATGTTGTCTAAACTAAATTTTATTTTCCAGTAAACTACGTTTAAACCCGCTTTGCGTTTTATAAATTCTAAACTCATAACTTTTCTATTTCGTGTTTTACTTCGTTCCAGTATATTGCTTCTTCATAATTTTGAAGTCTATTCATTAAACGTCTTATTTCATTAACTGCAATCAATACACATTTTTTTGCTGTTATTGAAATAATATTTCTTTCTATATATTTATCAGCATCAGGTTGCCAATTTAACATTTCAGAATATAATTCTATTGCTTTTTCTTTAGGTTTCATATTTCTTAATTTAAAATGGCATAGTCATTTCGCCGTTCTTGTTTTCAATTGGTTTTAATTCTTCAAATGCGCCTTGCTTCATTCGTTCACTAAACGAAAGTAATTCTTTTCCGTTTACAATATCAGGTTTTAATACAGATTGTTTGGCAGGAAAACTATTTGATTCGTGTTTTTCTTGTGCGTACTTATTGAAACTTTGGTTACCTTGCCATTCATCAACGTAATACACAAATTTACTTTTATCAAAGCGTAGTAATATTTCTCCTACTTCGCCTATCGATCGTGGTTTAATCTTATTGAAATAAATTTGTACTTCATTCGTACTCGGGTTTTCACGGTGTACTGTTATCATGCATTTACCTGAATTAAACCATTCACTACCACCTTTTAAATCATGCGGCGTAGGTGCGTTTCTTTTACCGTTTTCCTTTTCAGTTAGCTTAGGGTGTATTATTGTGTGAAAATGTAAGTTGTTTTCTTCAGCTAAATAGTTTCTCAAAGGCAAAACGTATTCTAAATATTGTGCGTAACCACCGTATTTTTCGTATTCGTGATTTAAGTCCTTCCAACTATCAATTGAAGCCGTGTGTAATCCTTCTTCGTATTTTAATTCGACTGCCATTTTCCAAAAGTCAACTGGTGTTATTTTTCCTTTTGTGTCTTTTCGTGTTAATATCTTAAAATGATTTAGCACCCAGTCCATTTCACGGGTAATTTCAGCGTCCGTTATTGTATTCGGTGCTTTAGGGTCAAAACTTTTACCCGTTTTTTTGTGTAATAAATCGGCTAATATTTCAACGTTGTTACCTACATCGGGAAAATAAACTAAATGTTTCCAACCGTAAAATTTAGAAGTATTCATCAAACACTCCATTAATACTTGCGTTTTACCACTCATAGGAAAACCCGTCCAATCCGTGCAATTACCTAAACTCATTGAATAGTGTTTATCCATTACTTCAAATCCTAAATACTTGCCTTTAACGTGGTAATTATCTCGGTGTTTAAATATTTTATCTATTACATCTGAAGTTTCAGTTATTTTAAATCCGTCTATCTGTCCCATGCGAAAGTGTTGTTTGCGGTTTTTTCTTCTACAATACCAATTGGTAAATCATTACCGTACATATCAATTGTTTTAGGTCTTGCAAAATAATCAGGAGTGCAATATTTATAATTATTTTCTTTATGAAAGGTATCGTTTGCACAATTTTTTATAGCAAATAGAATATTTTGCTTTTTATATCCGTCTTTTAAAAGCTTGTTGAATTTCTTTTGTGTAACTTCATTTATCATTTCAAACTTTCTACTAAAAGAAAAATTAATAACCTCAAGCAACGCTTGAAAATCTATATGTTCTTTATTATTATCTATTACATTATCATTTACATTTACATTATCAGCTATTTTTGCTATATCATTTATGCGTTTGCTATCGTTTGTTATGTTTTGCCATCTCTTGTTAGCGCCAGCTTTACCAGCTTCGCTTCGTTTTTCTTTAGTTTCTTCGTACTTTACCAAGTCCCTTTTTAATTGTTGTTGAATAGGTGTAAATCCTAACTTAATAATTAAATCGTCTGTTTCTGGGTTCTCATCATTTACATATGAAAATATAAACTTTATCAATTCACCCGCTTTCTCATTAGGTAGTTGTTCAAAAATTGCTTTTTGATCAGCGTACAAAATAAATCCTTTTTTGTCTTTTGCCATTTTCTAAAATTTTAAGCATAAAAAAACCCAATCAAATCAGCTGGAGTCTCACGTCAGCATCATTGAAAGGGTTAATAATTTCCTTAGGTTAACTATGTTTGAGACTCTAACCATGTACAAATATACAAATAATTTCTTATTCAGACTCGAACCATTCAAATTCTTTTGCAATAATTCTATATTTCGCCACCGTAAACAAACAATATTGATAATTTATATAGTCAAAATTATTTAATTTATCAAAGGAAACGTTATTCCAGTGCGCTGCTAATTTACGCATGGCGGCATAGTCGCAATTATTTTCTAATTTCTGTTCTTGTCTAAAATGATTGTTTATAAAATAAGTTGTTTGCTTTTCCTTAATACCGCATTTCTCAAATGCTTTAAAACACAATTCTATAAATAAACTCGAACCATTATAATTTTCAAATTGTAGCTTTAATTTTTCTTTAGTCGAACTCATTATTGATTGTTTTTATTATTAATTTTCTTTTCCAGTATTTTGCTACTCTTAAATTTCTAACCGTCAATGGTTGGTTTCTAAACCGTGTCAAGTTGCGGCGTTTCTTCATTCGTTTATTCATCTTACACCACGTTTTAAACCTTCAATAAATTGATGCCTTGTTACTACGCTTAACTTGTTTTTAAAGTCAAAGAATTCAAACACGCTACCTTCATATCCAAAATCTATTTTCTTAGCCTTAGATTGAATAGTAAAGAAATAGTTTATTTCGTCTTTTTCTATTTCAAATGTTTTGATTCCCTGGTTTCTAAATACTAAAGAGTAAATTGTACCGCCAAACTCTTCCGCTTTTATAATAGCAAAAGGCGTACGTGTTAAATACAATTCTTTTAAAGTTATTTCTGTTTTCATTTTTCGTTTATTTCATTATAAATAGATCCAATTACTATTGCTATAAAACCAACCGCAGCCAGTAATAAAGCCATTTTTGCTTCTTCTGCCATTCTATTCTGATTTAAAGGTTAATTCTTCTCCTGTCAGTGCAAAGTATAAGTTTTGTAGTTGGTGGACATATTTAATAGATTCCTCTAAAATAGCCCAAGAATTAAAATAAACTCTACCTTTTTTATGGTACTCTAATTCATTTGCTATTTGTATTGTTAATTTTTCTTTGTCAAATTGACTACTTACTTTTGATTTTACAAATCCAAACTTTAACAACCATTCTTCAGTTAGTGGTATTGGTTCAAATCCAATTCCTCTATCTACATTTACAAGGCATTTAAATAAATCATAATTTGTAGATAACAAAACAACTTGCCCATCTTCTAAAACATAATTATTTAATCTTAATTCTTTTGCTTTCATTCTATTCTGATTTAAAGGTTTGTTTTTTAGTTTTGGCTAAATAGTAAAGCTCTGCGTATTCTTGCATTGCTATCAACGCTTGTGACCTATCAATGATACCATCATAATCAGTATACTTGTTTAGTATTTCTTCTTTTGAACCAAGTAATATTATTTCTTTTTGTTCCTCATCCATTCTATTCTGATTTAAAGGTTTCGTTGTAGTATTGTTCTGGTTGATAACATTGAGAACCATAATCATTGCTCCCTTGATTATAAGCATCCATTATCTGCTCTTCAAACATTTTATTGGCTTGT